CAAGTCCGAGCGGAAGCAATGTCTCCGCGCTCCTTTGTTTTCAGTGTTTGGGTAGCCAACAACAAAGACGCGCTTAAAACAGTCGCGGCACTTGAGATGATCGCCGCCAACAATTTCACCGTGGCGAAAGAAGGCGGCCGCGTTCTCGTCAGCGCCTCGATGGGTGGCAAGTCCTACTCCTACTCGCTCCCGCCCGACCAGACCGCCGGCACTGTGGCCGAGTTGGCCTTCTATTGCTGGAAAGAAGTCAAAGACCTCTCGGCCGCGAACTTGGAACTCTGGCTGACACGCAAGACCTCCAAGACCGCCATCATGGCCTTCAACTATCCGCTCGTATGAAATTAGCCGACCGCTGGAAACTCGTCACCCGCGCCTTCAGCCCGAAGGCCCAGAGCTACGACGCCGCGCGTCCCTCCATCCAGCGCCGATTCCCTTACAACGCCAGCGCCGTCGATTCGCACATCGACGTATCCGGCGCCGACCGCGAGCGGCTGATGAAGTTAAGCCGCTGGGTATACAACAATATGCCCTTCGTTCGCGGCCTCGTCAGCGAGAAGGCCCGATACGCCACCGGCACCGGCATCCGCCCGCAGGCCCGATCTGGCGACGAAGCCTGGGACACCGCCGCCGAAACTTTCTTTGAGCAGTGGTCCCGCGTAGCCGACATCCAGGGCCGCTACACTTGGAGGGAAATGCAGCGGGTGGCGTCCATTGCCATTGACCGCGACGGCGAAGTTTTCTTCCGCGCCACCGCGCAGAGCACCGGCTATCCCGCCCTGCAACTCATTTTGGCCCACCGCATCGGTGACGCCCGCTCCTCGATCTACGAGCCGATCAACCCTGTCGCCCGCGAGGGCGCGCAGAACGTGATCGACGGCGTGGTAGTCAACGACCAGATGCGCCCGATCTTGTACCGCCACTTGATCGGCGACGGCATTGACCCCGCCCAGCGTTTCGAGGACATCCCGGCGCAGCAACTCATCCACGTCGGCGAGGCCAGCCAGGGCGACGAACTGCGCTACGTCACGCCGCTCGCCCCGTCGATCAACCACCTCCGCGATGTCTCGGACGCCATCTCGTTTGAGAAAATGGCGCTTAAAATTTCCTCCTACATCGCCCTCGCCATCAAGAGCAGCAACCCGCAAGGCGCCGACTTCTTCGGCGAATCCACCGCCAGCGTGAACGCGCAGGACAACAGCGAAGTCACCGTTGAATCCCTCGGCAACGCAGGCGGCGCGATTCCTCGTCTCGGCATGGGCGAAGACCTGATCTCGTGGACATCGAACCGCCCCACGCAAAACTTCCGCGACTTCTGCGACCTTCTCCTCCGCGAAGTCTGCCTCAACATCGGCGTCCCCTGGGAATTTGCCGCACGTCCCGCCGATGCCGGTGGCGCCGCCCTCCGCGCCGTGCTCGTCCGAGCGCAACGCACCTTCGAGCAACGGCAAGCCCTGCTCATCGACCGCCTCTGTTCCCGCGTCTGGGCGCACGTCATCACGCTCGGAATGCAGCGCGGCCTAATCCCGCAGAACGAAAATTGGTGGCGCGTCGAATGGCAGCGCCCGGCCGCTGCGTCTGTGGACTACGGACGCGAGGCGCAAGCCAACCTCAACGATGTCCGCGCCGGCCTTCGCACTTACTCCGAGGACTACAGCGAGCGCGGCCTTGAGTGGAAAGACCAACTTCGCCAGCGAGCCGTCGAGGCCAAGTATCTGGCCGACTTGTCCGCAGAGTTTGGCATCAACGCCGACAGCATCGCCACTTTCAACCCCAACCCCGCACCGCCGACAAACAACGGCAGCGCATTGACACCGCAGCAAGCGCAATGAGCCGCAACTGGTATGCAATTCAATCGACCGAAGACGGCTCCGCCCCGGAGGTTCACATCTATGACGAGATTGGTGGATATGGCGTGGGCGCAAAAGAATTTATCGCTGAACTTAAGCAGCACAGCGGCAACAGGATACACCTGCGAATTAACAGCGTTGGAGGAAGCGTCACGGAAGGGCTTGCCATTGCCAATGCGATTAAACGTCACAAGGGCGGCGTAACGGCCCACGTCGACGGCCTCGCCGCCTCGATGGCAACGGTCATCGCTGTTTCTGCTGACGAAACCGTCATGGCCGATAACGGCATCTTCATGGTGCATGAGCCGTGGTCGGTTGGTCAGGGCACCGCTGACGATCTGCGCGCCGAGGCCGATGTCCTCGACAAAATGAAAAAGTCGTTGGTGCGCTCCTACACCAAGAAGACGGGCATGGACGACGAAGAAGTTGAAGAGCTAATGCGCGCCGAAACATGGATGAACGCGCAAGAGGCGCTGGCCTACGGATTCATTGACTACATCGAAGACGGCATTGAAGCCGCCGCCTCCATCACACCCGAAGCCGCCCGCGCGCGCTTTGACACTTTCCAGAACTCTATGGCCCGCAAGACCACCAAAAACATCAAAGCCGAAGAGGCCGCCCCCGCCGAAGTTGTCGCGGAGCCGGTTGTCGAAGCCCCCGTCACGGACGGCGCGGTTGACACTTCCTCCGAGGATAACATGAACGCCGAACTTCAAGCGAAGGTTGACGCCCTCCAGGCCGACCTCGCCGCAAAAGCTGAAGCCGATACCGTCCGCGCGCAAGCCGACGAAGTGACGGCCAAGGAACTTGAAACCCTCAAGGCCGAAGTTGAGCGCCTCACCGCCGAATCCGCCAGCAAGGACGAGGAGATCAACGCCCTGCGCGCGGCCTCCAAAAGTGCTGGCGAGCAAGCTGCGGCAATCGTCGCTTCGGTTGGCCTTGAGCCCGTGGTTGTCATGCAGGCCGAGCCCGAACTGACCCCGGCGCAAATCTTCAACAGCCTCTCTGGCGCTGAAGCGGTCGAATACTACCGCAACCACAAGCGCGAGATCATGGCGACTCTCTACTAATTTTATGGCAACCATCAACTCAGCCCTAAACGACAAACTCATCGCGCAAGCCGCGCTTGAGTCCTTCACCGCTGACCTCGAGCCGCTCTCGATCTTTACAACCTCGTATTCCAACGAAGTTGTTCGTCGTGGCGCGTCCGTCGAGGTTCCGCTCATCGCCAACCTCACCGCGACCACCTTCGCTGACTCCTACGAGGCAGACGGCGGCACGATGAACAAGGTCACGATCAACGTGGACACCCACCGCATCGTCACCGTTTCTCTGTCCGACACCGAGTATTCCAAATCCTCGGCTGCGGAGATCACGAAGTTCGCCACCCAGCAGGGCAAAGCCCTCGCGCAGTCGGTGCTGACTTCCTTCTACAACCTCTTCGTCACCACGGCTGGCAGCGCCGCGCAGTTCAGCGCCACGCTCACCAACCTCTCGGCCTTCACGATCACCAACGCCCGCGCCCTTCGCAAAGCGTTGAGCGACGAGAAAGCCCCGTTGACCGACCGCGCCCTGATCCTCAACACCACCCTCTACGACAGCCTCCTGTCCCAGAGCGGTCTGTTGGATGCCAGCGCCTTCGGTTCCCGTGACGTGATCTCGGAAGGCCGCGTGCCCCGCATCTTGGGCATGAACGCTTACGAGTCGCTCATCCTCCCGACAAACAGCATCAGCTTGGCTGCTATGGCCGTTCACCCGAACGCCGCCGCCATCGCCGTCCGCGCTCTTGAGCCGCAGGCGCCCAGCGAGTATCTCGCCGCGACCGTGGTCAACGATCCGCAGAGCGGCCTGACGCTCGGCTATCGCCGCCACTACAATCCGTCCAGTGGCAAGCATTACGTTTCGTTCGAGTGCGTCTTCGGATGCAGCCGCGCGATCACGGGTGCCGCGAAATTGGCTCTCGGAGCGTAGTTCGCCTCCATCTCATACGCAACACGGAGCCCCCGGCCAACGCCGGGGGTTTTCGTTTGTTGACAAACCATCTCCCGCCGAGATGGAGAAACAAAGCCCGCGCGAGCAGATCGCGCTTTGCGTCATTGTGGGGAACGAGCCGCTTCGGCTCGACAAATGCCTCACGCTATTCGGTCCCGCCGTCAGCGAGATGATCGTGGTTCACGCCGCCGGCGCCGAGGCCAAGAGCATCAAGATTGCCGAAGTCTGCCAAAAGCACGGTGCGATTTACGCCATATATGCCAACGGCCCCGGCAACCAATGGCCGCACGTTGATGACTTCGGCGCTGCCCGCCAGCGATCCTTCGACCTCGCCAGCAAGCCCTGGGCGCTGTGGGTCGACGCCGACGATACGCCAGGGCCCAACTTTGCATCCGCCCTGCACGAACTCCTCGAAAAGCACGGCGAGAACTTCGACGCCTTCGCCCTGTATCACAACGTGGCCGGCCGCGGCATCGCCCACAACATCCGCGAGCGCCTAGTCCGACGCGACAGGGGCAGGTGG